TTGACGAGCTGACTCATTTCACCTGGGAGGAATACAGCTATTTGTTTTCCCGCAACCGTCCGTCGGGTCCCGGCACAAGGTGCTATATGCGCGCCACCGCTAATCCCGGGGGCGTGGGACACGGATGGGTCAAGTCTCGCTTCATTACACCTGCGCCTCCCATGACTACCATCCGAGAGACGGTCAAGGTGAGATACCCTGACGGTCATGAGGAAGAGAAGTGCAAGCGCCGCATCTTTATTCCGTCTACGGTATTTGACAACGGTATTCTGCTTCGCAATGATCCCGATTATCTCACCCGTCTGGCCGTGCTGCCCGAGGCAGAAAAAAAGGCTCTGCTTTACGGGGATTGGGACAGCTTTTCCGGGCAGGTATTTACCGAATGGCAGAATGATCCCGAGCATTACGGCGATCGCGTGGGAACTCATGTGATCGATCCCTTTCGCATTCCCGATACGTGGTCGGTGTGGCGTGGATTCGACTGGGGCTATACCAAGCCCTTTTCGGTGGGCTGGTATGCGGTGGATCACGATGGCAGGATGTACCGTATCCGTGAGCTTTACGGCTGTCGCGGAGACAGCGCAGGATTGCCCATTCCCGACACAGGTGTGGGCTGGAGTGCCGACGCCATCGCCCGGGAAATCCGACGGATCGAGTCTGAGGATCCCAATCTGCGAAACCGCCGCATCCACGGCATCGCAGACCCTGCCATTTATCAGAAGAACGGCGGTGAGTCCATCGGTGCCATGATGGAAAGAGAGGGGGTCTATTGGGACAAGGCGGATAATACCCGTTTGGCGGGAAAGGCGCAGATGCACCGCCGTCTGGCCTTTGATGACAGGGGAATCCCCATGCTTTATGTGTTTTCCACCTGCAAGCATTTCATCCGCACGATCCCTGCCTTGATCTACAGTCAGATCAACGTGGAGGACGTGGAGACCACGGGGGAGGATCATATCTATGATGAGTGCCGCTACGTCTGCATGGAGAATCCCTTGGGGGCACCCTTAGGAAAGGATATGATCTGCCGCACAGACGCGGCGGATCCACTGAATCTGACACCTTATAAGAGAAATATGATGAAAGGAAGCGAAAGTAATGTTTAAGAAAAATCATGCGCCGGCCTCGGAGGTGAGTGCACGCGTAACGTCTGCTCATGTGCTGGAGGCCGCGGAACGACTTCGGGACTACAAGGCGGGCAAGCAGGCCCTTGACGGCAGACTTTTGGATGAAACCAACTGGTGGCATCGCCGCCTGGATCAAAAGGGGGATACCGATAAACGTCGGTCAGCGTCGGCCTGGCTGTTCAACAGCATTTCTCACAAGCACGCTGACCTTTGTGATCACTATCCCGTCTGCCGTATCTTACCCCGTGAGGCAGGGGATGAGGTGGATGCGGATCTTTTGTCCCGCATTCTGCCCGTGATCACCGAGCGGTGTCATTTTGAAAGGATCTACTCCGACAATTGCTGGAGTAAGCTGAAGCATGGGATGGCGGGGTACGGAATTTTCTGGAACCCCGCCTTGGAAAACGGCTTTGGCGATATTGATATCCGACGGGTAGACGTGTCCAACCTTTACTGGGCTCCCGGGGTTTCGGATATCCAGGAAAGTCCCCATTTGTTTCTCGTGAGTCTGGAGGATACCCAAAGTCTGATGAGCCGATATCCCATGCTTTCCCGACAGGAGGCCTGGAGTCGGCTGAGCGCTTCTGTTCCGGAATTGGGCGGCAGCTACATCAGCGGCTCGGAAAGCACGGGGGATAAAACGGCTGTGGTGGATTGGTATTATAAGGTCACCATGCCTGACGGCCGCACTCTGCTCCATTACGCCAAATTCGTGGGAGAGACCTTGCTGTACGCTTCGGAAAACGATCCCGACTACGCAGATCGGGGCTGGTACGACCACGGTCTGTATCCCTTTGTCCTGGACGTTTATTTCCCCAAGGAGGGTACACCTGAGGGCTATGGTCTTCTTTCTGTGGGACGCAACGCCCAGGGGTATATTGACGAGCTGGATGGCCGTCTTCTGGAATACGCCAACTGGGCCAGCCGCGTCCGCTATTGGGCCAAGCGCTCTTTGGGGGTCAGTGAGCAGGATTTCCTTGATCTCGACCGCCACATCATTGAGGTGGAGGGGGATATCGACGAGGAGAAGCTCCGTCAGATCACCCTGTCTCCCATGGACAGTGCTTTGTCGGAGCTGCGACAGATGAAGATCGAGGAGCTGAAGGAGACCACCGGCACCAAGGACGTATCCCTCGGTAGCGCTTCGGGCGGTGTTACCGCGGCGGCGGCCATTACCGCGTTGCAGGAGGCGGGGGAGAAGGGAAGCCGTGATTGTCTGGCGGGAACCTACCGCGCCTATGTGGAGATCATGTGCCAGGTCATCGAGCTGATCCGTCAGTTTTACGATAGCGTTCGCACCTTCCGCATCATGGGAGAGGGCGGGCAATACAGCTACGTTTCCTATTCCAATCGTGGGATCGCAGAGCGAGAGAACGGCGTGAACGGTGAGGGTGAGATCAGCTATTATCGCCCCGTGTTTGATATTGACGTCAAGGCCGAAAAGGAGTCTCCCCACAACCGCGCCGAACGGAACCAACTGATGCTGACACTTTACGACAGCGGTATGCTGGATGAAGGGCGGGAGACCGCCGCCCTCAGAGCCCTGGAAGGCATGGAATTTGAGGGAGCCGCTACCTTGAGAGCCATGCTGAGAGGGCAGGGGGAGGCGTAACTCCTTGATCACCATTGACATGAAGCGGTGGGCGGAGGGCATGGAGCTGGAGGCGCACGGGCACGCGGAGCATGGAGCGATCGGCCATGATATCGTGTGCGCGGGTGTCTCGGCGCTCCTGTATGGCCTTGCGGCGTATCTGGAAGAGCAGGCGGAGGCTTGCCCGACAGGTCACGTTGACCGAGCGGAATCGCCGGGGGGGCTGTACTTGCGGACAAGAGGTGTAAAAAATGATGAGGTAGCCTTTGCCGCTATTGCGGCTGGACTGACCCTCATAGCGAGGGCGTTCCCTCGGTCGGTGAGCTTCACACCGCCCGGGAAGCCTATAACGAAGTAGGAGGAGGAACAACATGGAAGACATGCAGAGCGACGTGCTCACAGAGCCGGTGGCAGCGTCAACGGAGGAGGTTTCCACAGACCTCAATTCAAAATCTCAGAATGACGCGCTTCTGGCAGAGGCTGAAGGTCTCAAGGAGATCTACCCTGAATTTGATCTGGCGGCTCAGATGGAGGACCCTTTGTTCAGGGGGATGTGCAGGGGAGAGATCCACCCCAACATGAAGCAGATCTATGAGATGTGCCATCAGGGGGATATCATGAAGCAAAAGGTGGAAACGGCTGTGGCCATGGTTGTAGGAGAGGCTGTGGAGCTTGCGGTCTCCGAAGCGGTGGCCAGGACAATTGCCGAAACCGAACAGAGGATGCTGTCGCAGATCCGCGCCAGGGGACAGCGTCCGTTGGAGAGCGGACTTAACGCCGCCCAAGGGGTCAGGGCTCACCCTGCGGTGGGACGACTGACCAAAGCAGACCGTGAGAAGCTGGCGCGGAGAGCTTCTCGCGGAGAAACCATCCGTCTGTGACGACGGAAGAAAGCATAGGAGGAAAACATGAATCACGCAAATATTGAAAACGGTGCATTCCTGCAGCATTTCGCCTCCGGTACGCTGGTTCAGGGTACCGAGGGCGTGTCCAACAACACTACGGGCGTGGTGACCCCTTACGGTCAGGGGGAGGGTCTGTCTGCCGAGATGCAGACTTATTACAGCGATTATCTCATTGATAACGCCGAGCCCTATCTCGCCCACGATCTCTTTGCTCAGAAGCACCGCATCCCCGGAGGTGCCAAGACCATCTCCTTCAGAAAGTACGATCCTCTGCCCAAGCGCATGACTCCCATCACCGAGGGTGTGACCCCCGACGGTCAGAACCTGCGGGTCAGCGTGGTGGAGGCCACCATTGCCCAGTACGGCGGTTACGTGGAGCTGACCGACCTGCTCATTATGTCCGCCGTGGACAACAACCTGTGTATGGCCACCAAGCTGCTGGGCGCTCAGGCGGGCAGAACCCTGGATACCATCTCCCGTGAGGTGCTGGCAGGCGGTACCAACGTGCAGTACGGTGAGAACGCCGTCTCTGCCCGTTACCTTCTCACGGGTGGCAAGGCTTCGGGCAATCACTACCTGACCGTGGATTGCATCCGTCGGGCGGTGCGTTTCCTCAAGTCCCAGAACGCCGAAAAAATCAACGGCTCCTACGTGGCCATCATCCACCCCGACGTGTCCTACGACCTGATGAACGATCCCTCCTGGAAGTACCCCAACCAGTATGCCGATCCCGCCCATATCTTTGAGGGTGAGATCGGTAAGATCGAGGGTGTCCGCTTTATTGAGTCCAGCGAGGCCAAGATTTTCCACGCCCCCGATCTGGGTACCAAGGCGAGAACTCTGTCGGCTACCGCCGCTGCCAATGCCTCCGCGTCTGTATCCATCAACGGTGCCGATGCCGGCGTAACGGCTTCCTCTCTGGTGGGACGTTGGGTACTGATCGGCGGTCAGAAG